GTCGTATATCCAAAGCTCCCGCATTTTGACGGTAGGCTCTGCAATCTGTGGCGTGTACGTCATGTTGCCAGCCAGATTCATTTGCACGTTACCGTAGATCGTTGGATCAACCGCAGAAGTCACTAGGCGCTCAACGCCTTCAGGGTACTTCTTGGTTTGTTGTTCAGCTAATGCAATGCGACTTAGGATTTCGTCACGCTTTTCATGCGAGTACAGGCGCGAGTAGAGTTCCGATTTGGTCATGTAGAACTCTTGCACCATTGCCTCTTGGCGGTCTGTGTACGGTGTGTCTTCGCGTAGCACGCCAAACACGCCGGGTTCCACCATGTAGGGGTGGATACCATTGCGCCAGATTAGTTTGACAAAGGTGGAGTTGTAGCAAAACGCCCAGTTCAATGCCTGACCAAACACTTGGTCTGCGTTGCTGGCAGTCCAGTAGTCGTGCAATGCTTTGGTCAGTGGGGATATTTTCTTTTTGAACACTTCAGGCACAGACGCGCCAATCTTGATGGAGAAGCGTGTCGTGTCTGCCGAGTACATAAAGGCAGACAGTTGATCAATGTGCGGATAGATTTTATTGAAGTGTGCAGGCGGTGAGTTTTGATCAGCGCCGAATAGGTAGTAGGAGCGTAGGGTGGAGTATTGTGCTTGGCGCTCACCTTGAGACACCAGACACTTATTCATGATGTCAACGTAGAACGCTTGGCGATCAACTGGGTTCTCAGGAATTCTCATTTGATCTGTAAATTCTCATGGTCGGCAATGTAAGACCCCACTTTCGGGCCACTCAAATTCGTACCCGCTTGCTTGACCGCCTGCATTCCTGATACTGACTCACCCGCAATCGAGTTAAGGTTGTAGCCACCCACTTCCGCAGGCGATCCCCAACGGGGTGCGAACGGATTATTAGGCGTGGCATGGCGCGGCGGCTGCGCCTCACCTTCTCTGGTCGATTTAATATCGCTCATCTTGAAGTCTAGCGCAAGTTGTTTTAGCGTTTTGTCATTATGTTTCGTTGCATCACTGGCAATTCCGACAGGTTGCAAGAACACTAATTGCACATCGGTGCAGCCAGAAGGACATACTGCCTGCCGACTTTCAAAGTAGCCATGCACCGGACACTTGTAATCATGTAATACACTCATGTTAGCCCCTCACTTCTTTAACAAATGTGGTTTTGTATAATCGTACTTGTTAATGGGTTTAACGGACAAGCCAATTTTGCCGTTATTCATCTCTAGCGTGTAGCCACGCTTTAGCGTTTTGCCAAAATCCTTGGGCGGGTGGTAGTCCAACTTCATTCTGCCAGCAATATCCATCCTCATACCGGCCTCGCCGTTCTCCAAAGCCAGCAAAGCCTTGGAAATACGGCGCTGTGTAGTCTCAGAAACAGGCATTTTTAGCTCAAAAAAGGCCTTTTTCATGTTCCGATAGTCCACGCCTGCCATCTTCGCAAACTCAGCCATTGAGTAGCCTCTTTTGCGATTTAGACGCATATTGTGCAGTCTTAGCTTGATTTCAGCGATGGAAAGTACCGTAATCATCAAAAACCCAGTGCTTTTAGGTAATTTGACACCTGTTTTTGTACCTGAACCTGCCCACCATGCTCATTTTCGTCGGTTTTTGACTCTTTTTTGTCTCTAGTTACCCGGTTTGCAATCAATCTCGGCTGTAATTGCTCTGCAAAAGCGGCAGTCGCCAGTGCTGAGGCGATCACACGGTCATCTTTTGACCTGCCAGCAGCGGCAATCGTGCCACCTTCGCGCACAATCCCCTTCATTTCGTCAATGCACTCTTCCGAATACACCTTCAACATCCCGCGCTCGAAGTAATCCTTCAGGTAATTCAGCATTCGCTCCTTAGAAGAATGCGTTGTCACCCAACCAATACTGTTGCTAATGCCGAAACTGTCGTTTCTCCGCCAGAGATAATGCTGCATATTGCCTAAAACGTCGTTCAAGTGTCGGGCTTCCGACGGTGGCAACGACATGGCCTGCCTTCTCAGGTTCCTCATCTCGTTAATCACGGCCTGTCCGGGGCCGTTGACTTCTAAGTTGAGCAAGGAATTGCCGTAAGCGCCAGCCAAATAGCAGATCACCCAAGCGAATTGGAAGGTATTTAACTCCGAGGTGGCAAACTCTGCAACCTGTTCCATGCCATCGGCATAGCAGCGGTACACCTGAATGCAGAATCTATCTGCCCAGTCCGACGATCCATAGGCAGGATCAGCGCCCACGACGTAGTAGGCGTTGGGTACAGGCTCTTCCCAAATCTTTAGGGTCGCCAGTCGTTCACTACTTTGGATCAAAGTCGTGTCTTGAAAGTTGGCACCCATGCTAAAACGGTACGAAATGAAGGGTGAGCGTTTAGCTTCCTTCATGGCGTCGGTACAACGGGCGGTAGAGAAGAAGGAGGTTCCCGTCATCACAAAGGCGTAGTCCTCTGTGGGTGGGAATTCCTGATACATCAGGCCATCGTCCTTCAAACCTTCGTGCAGCTTCCAGCGCCACCAAGCAATCTGCCGAGAATTGATCTCGTAGTTGTACATCTTCTTGATGTCTTTCGTCCATTCCTTCTCTTCGGGCGAAAGTTTGCCATCCCAGTACACCTTATAAATGTCTGACTTGGGATCAGCCATGTACAACTGGTTACGCCACCAGCCACAGAAGATGGCTTTCTGTGTTCGCGCACGTTTGGCAGTTGTCCACATATCGTGGAACATATTGAAGCCTCGCGCCGTACTCTCGAACATATAGTAGCGAAGCGGGTTGGTTTCAGCCAAGGATGCCAGCAAGGACGCCAAGCCTTCCTCGTCGCCCCATGAAGACGTTTCCGTGCCATGCAAGAAGGTAATGCCCTTACCTCGACCCAATCCACCTTTAGCTCTTGTACCCGCCACCTGATAGAACATACGACTGCGGTTTTGCAGTACCAACTGATTGCGGTTGTGGCTCATCAGGGGAATCTTGTACTGCTTGGGCAGGCCATCCATGTACATGGACAGCGTACTTCTGAACTGCTCCCGGTTTTCTTCGGTATCCGTCGTTAGCGTTCCCTGCATACCGGGATGGATGAAGTGCCAGTAAAGGTCAAGCGCCAAGGAGATCGTGGTGATACCAAGCTGACGCCCTTTCAGTACCACAAAGAAATGGATGTCATCTTGCAGACCACGCGCTACCTCATCCATGACATAGGTTTGGGTGCCAAGCAAACGCTCACCCAAGGTAATCATGCCCTGTTCTTTGGACTCAATCCTTAACTGGCGGCAGAAGCGGTAGAAGGCCTTGCGATCAAACTGCATGGATGGTGTATCCGTAGTGATTCTCAAACATGGCAAAGGCTTGTTCTTCACCCATGATTTGTTTACGCTGCTCTTCAGTCAACTTGTAGAGCATCTCACCGTTGGATAGCAACTGTCTAAAGCGGCTGTGATGACCAAATATCTTGGTCGAGTTCATGCCATTGTGAATGGGGCCAAAGTGTTCGAACGAAAAATACTTGGCAACGTCATCGGGCGCATACTTCATCCCCACCTTTTCCATTGCAGGACGCAAGAAGCAACCTAGCTGCACATCCTCGTTGTTCAACATGGCTTCAGGAAAGTTACGGCGCATAATGCCGTGTTTGGAAGGCGCTTCCAAAAACTTCTTACTACGCAAGGAGAAGCCACCGTTCTGCACAATCAGCGCATCCTTGTAGTCCTTACCATCCATGCACCATTGGTAGAGCGTTGAGAACTCGCCACTCGGCATTAGGGCTGCATGACTAGGGCCACCGATGTAGTCATAGTTGAACCAGTCATCATTCCAATTCTCAGCGTTCAACGCCCAACCATCGTGCTGCACAATCAAAGCGTATTCAGTGTCGATGTAGTTATGCAGGCTGTACATCACAAACTCGGTATAGGCCTGATAGTCCAAGGGTGCGGCAATGATCTTCTGGTGCATCTTGGTAATGTCTAACTCAGTGTTGGTAATCAAGAGCGACTTGCAGCCGGGCAAGGCTTCAGCAGTCTTTCTCAATGCTGGCAGCGCAACCTTTCCCCGACCATCGCCATAGATGGCAACTACTGTGATGTCTTCAAAACTTTTTTGTTTTACGTCGCTCATTGTCAAAGCCCTCTAAGTTCCAATTAGCAATCCTGTACCGCGCCTCGTAGTCTTTAGCCACAGCCAATAACTCTTTCACGATCTCAGGGCGGTACACCTCTTTCCACCTTGCTACCAACGCCCTCTTCTGTTTGGCATCCTGTGCGGCAATGGCATTCCTCATCTCATAGCGCAACATCTGGCGCGACAACAACAGCTCCTCCTTGTAGCGGTCAGGACTGTCCATCTGCCTCTTGCGCCAAAGCCTTGATCTCACGAATCTCCAATCCAAAGGCGTCATGTATCTTCAACATCAACTCAGCACTGACTGGCAAATGCCCATGCCGTACCCGACTCACATAGCCGGAAGACTGCAAACCTAAAGCTGCTGCCAACTCCCGGTCATTTCTTAACCCAAACCTTTCCTTCAAATGATCGAACAAGGCGTGCGCCTTCTTTGCTTTCAACATAGCCCCTCCTATTCAAACTTTGTTTTCATCTACACGATGATCGCCACACCAATCATTCACAAACACCACAGGGTAGCCGCCCATCGTCGGCGCATGACGGCGGCAACGACCAAGGTCATAACCTAGCTTTGCATCAGGTTGCTTTGGGACAAACCACATACAAGTATTGCAACGCATTCCTTCAGACCGATGCTTCCAAGGATCGTCTTGCGTAACCTGCTCTACCTGCTCCCACTCTTTTTCTATCGTCATCTCAGCCCTCCTATTCAATTCGCCATACCCGAATACCGTCACCCTCCCGACGGCACACAAACTTCCTCTCCAACCGCTTACCCCTAATCCGGTTGTAATTGCACAGCACATTCATATTCCCACCCGGAACAAAGAAACTCTCACCCACCTGCAAAGCCTCATGCGGGTAGTTATGCCGAACCTTAACTTCAGGAATCGGTACATCGCTATCTATTTCATACATTCGCACCTCCGTTAATACAGTAAACCAACTGTAGCATAAATAGTGGAGGGAGAAACCGAAATTTCCTTGGGGCGGGGAGGGGAATAGGGCGCGCAACCACGGAGGGTCAAGACCCATCGCGTTGCCACAAACATAACAGACCAATCCCTATCGCCTGACCATGCCCGATAGAATCGACCTATGCCATTGTCATAACGTCAATTGCGTAAATGGCACCATTAACCCTATGACAATTGACCGATAGACAATATTGCATAAGAAATAACCCCTCTACCCCTTGTTAATAAATATGCAAGGACGCGAGGATTGACAATATACCAATTATCACCCGAGCAACTATCCCTAATAGATTACCTATATCCCTATATACAAGCCAATAGAAAAATATATACCTATATATATATAGATGCCCCTTGACTTAATACATACACCGCTTATACTGTGTACATACGCACTAGCGTATTTCCTAACCTAACAGGGGCATCAAATGAAACAATCAACTATAGCAATGCTCGTTTTTCTGGCTTTTACTCTTTGGTCGTTGGTGTTCACTGTACACGGCGAATTTTTATGCTCATTTGCGGCACTGGCTATTGCTTTCATTAGCTGGCTAGTAGGCATCACGTTAGAACGCGAAGCTAAGTAACTGCAAACGACAATCAACTAAGGGGCTAATTATGAAAATAGATATCGCACAGCAAATCACAGACCGCATCATTTCCGAGCTAGAAAAAGGGGCTACGCCGTGGGTAAAGCCTTGGCGCTACCTAAAACAGCAACCGGGGCAGGGGATGCCGTTCAATCCGGCTTCTGGCACTGTTTACAGGGGCATCAATCACTTCTGGCTATCAATGCAACCCTTTGCCATTCCTTACTACGTCACATTCAAGCAAGCGCAGCAACTAGGTGGCACTGTATTAGCTGATCAGAAGGGTACACCGGTGGTGTACTGGAATGTGCATCGTAAGGAAACAATCGGCGACAAAGGCGAATCAGTCACTTCCGCCTATGCTTTTATCAAGCATTACTATGTTTTCAATATTGAACAATGCGAAGGCATTGAACTGCCGCCAATGCCTGAGATACCAGAAGTTGACTGGAATCCTTGCGACGAAGCCGATCAAATAGTTAATCGCTTGCAATTGTCAGGCGGTTTAACGCACGCAGGGGATTCCGCTTATTACAGGCCGAGTACTGACGCCATTGTGATGCCACCACAAGCGGCTTTTGATACACGCGAAAATTACTATGCCACTTTGCTACACGAATCAGTACACGCAAGCGGACACGAAAAGCGATTGAAGCGAATCACTCCAGCTAGATTCGGCAGCGAAAATTATGCTTTTGAGGAATTAGTTGCTGAACTCGGTGCCGCTATGCTTTGCGCCAAATGCGGCATTGATGGGGATTTGCGGCACGCTGGCTACATTGAAAGCTGGCTACAGGCTTTGCGCAATGATAAAAAATTCATTCTCTCAGCGGCTGCAAAAGCGCAAAACGCACTGGACTATCTGACTGGTAGCCAAGCTGATGAGCATGGCGAAATTACCGAAGCAAGAGCAGCATAGAGCATGACTAAAAGCCCCTATATGGGGCTTTTGGGCACGTTTTGTGCCATTTCCTAACTCTAAGGGGCAACAATGAATGCTTTTTACTCTGATGGCAAAACATTGATCAAAGCATATGCCAAGGGCAACGACTGGCAATTGATTGATTCTGATGGCAATGAAAGATGGTTTTCAGTGTGGCACGCTGACAAATACGCATCTTTAGTCCGCGCATTTCATGATTTTCTAGGCAAAGATGGCAAATTTGCATCTTCAAACATTGTTTCAATCAAGGGATAAACCATGCAAATCATTCTTGAGATTATCGGCGGCTTACTAGGCCTTGCAGTTATGTGGGCTTTTCTTTTCGTTCTTCTGTCATTCTAAGGGGCTTATCATGGATTTTCGTTACATTACTCGCACTGGCATTGCACTTGACGATTTTGGCAACGAAGTACGCGACGAAAACGGGCTAGTCATTATCGTGCCAAAAAATCAACGCGCTTTTTATGATATTGGCTACAAAGCCGACGAAATTCCCGATGATGACGATTAAGCCGTTTTAAGCCGTTTTCCCTCAGGCCGGTATCCTTACCGGCCTTTTTCTTTTTCTCGCCTTCTAACCCCATTAAAACGCGTTTAAACGGCATTCCTACACTTGCCAGTCAATCCGCTTGCCACCAGACCCCTATGCAAAACTCAACCCTAGCTTGTTTGGCAACAAATGTAGGTTCAGTCCTTTGACATTTGAATCCTGTAAAAAAATCGGAAATCATGTTTCTAAATTGACACGCGCCTACCTATATGTATAGGAACCGTATAGATTTAGAAACCGTATAGGAAAGTAAACGTATAGTCTTAGTAAACGACTTTTCCTATATATTTTGAGAGATAGATGTTTTAACAACTGACCCACGTAGATCAATTATAACCATTACCCCTATAGCTATAGTTACCGTATAGCTATAGTAACCGTA